AGGACATCTCTTGACCCCATCCTTCACCAAATCCAAAAAGAACTCTAAGCCGGCTAACTACGTCTTTAGTAGACAATTTCCCTGGCGAAGTCTGGGCGGCTTCGCCAGCTAATTGTTCAGCCTCACTGCCAAAGAATGTTTCCGGCGCAATACCCCCTGGTGCCCGCGACAACTCTAACAACTCTCTCAAATAGGACCCCCAAGGACGCAAATAAGGAGTTAATTGTTCTGGGGTCCACCAAGCAAGTTGTCCAAAAGGTGGTGGCTCAGGTTCAGCAGCACCAATAGCTGGACTTGGTGTGGCGGGTGCTGTACTAGTTCCATAGCCATACCCACCAGCAGGCGTAGGCGCAGCAGCACCAACATCGCCCTCTATGGGCTTCCAATCATCCGTATACGGATTATGCAACATGGGCGGATTATAAATCGGATGTTCTGGCATATAAGGATATCGGTGCCCGACAACCCAATAATCTTGCTGTGCCGGCCACTGTTCCATTGATTTCTCTGTAACTCTAGGAGGAGGTGCCGGCTGTGTAACTACCTTTGGCGCAGTTGGGGCTGGCTTTACCGCTTCGCCTGGACCTGGGGCATATATGCCCTCTATAGCACCACGGCCAGGGGCATGCGGTGCAGGCGCGGGAGTCTGAGGAACTTTAGGCGGAGTTAGTGTGCCAGTTTGCTGCCATTTTCTCCACATTTCCTCATACGCACTCCACCCAGAGTATGTGCTTGACGTTGGAATGGTAGTACTAGGCCCCTTTGGTGCACCGGCAATGCCTCTATCATTCTCTACTGTCCACGGAATGTCGCCTTCATACGCTTCTTCTTTTACCGCCATACTTAATATCCCTCAACCTGCAATTGTTTCATCCGCTGCTCATAACGCGCATACTCATCGGGACCAACTTTCTCTTGCAATCGCTGACGCTGTTCGGGACTCATCTGAAGATATATAGATACCTGTCGGTCTTTACTCAATGTGCGCTGTTGCGTAGAACCCCCAAATACTCCCGTCATCGCTTGAGACACAGATTTTATTTGCTGCACTGCCATCTCTACGGCATCATTTACTGTCTCACGCTGTCCATCCATTATTCTACCTTTTCCTCGGCACGGCCCGCAATTTGGGCTGAGGTCTGCATTTCGCCCAATCGCTGCCAAATATCAGGTGCCGTGTTTCCGCCCGCCATAGCCTGTTCTTGCGGTGCTATCGTTTGGGCTGGCATAGCAGCAGCCTGTTCACCATATCCGCCGCGAGGATTCTCTTGCTGTCCCATTTCCATCGGAATCGGCAACCCACCTTCTTGTGCAGCCTTCATAGCCATTGCTTGGATAATCATAGGATTCTGCAAGATAGCCTCAGCCAAAATCCTCTTTGTCTCATCCGATACAGATTGTGGCAGCAAATCGTGCAACATTTGCTGCAGAACGTCCCGTCCAGTTTGCTGACTAATCAGCTTCATCTGGACCATCGCAGTAATCATATTAACCGTGTTAGCATCGTCTGTTGGCAATGAGGCTGACAGCTTCACCCGATTGCGATAATAACCCCGAATCTTGGCCCTGTCCACCATCACATCCAGCGGTTCACCTTTCTGGTCAGTGCCCCACAAATACCACGGCTTCTTTAGAAACTTAGAATATAACTTCAATACCATCACGTTCAGCTTTTGCAATGCCTCTTCCAAAGCATCCTGCTTGAATGCAACCTTCATCAATGTTGGGTTGCGTAATAGACTCATAGCGATACCAGAAAGAGAACCTACATACTGGCCCCGCAATACTTGAGGTAACGTGGCCTCATCCACATGAGACTGTGCCCAGGCCACCTGCTGTTCCAATGCGCTTCCGGCCTGCATCATAGGATTAACAAGATAGAACGCATCATCGTCTTGGTCTAGCCGGTAGTGGGCACCAGCCTCAGTAACAATCGGTTCAAAATCTGCACCCATTGAAGTCTTTGTTACAATCGGCGGGTCTAGATGCCTTTCAATAAAGGTAGCCCTTCTAGAAAACAGACGAGAAATATACTGTGCTAATTCCTCTACCGCATAAAGCAACGAAACACCAAATCGTTCTCCCACAGTATTGAACGGTAACCGGCATGGGAAGTAAATAATCCACGGAAGGAATCCATATTTGTGGTCCTCTGGCTCATGTAGCCAGCCGCCAACCACTGTCTCTCCACGACCAGGAGATTTTGTCTTAGATACGAATGCTACTGCAAACGTGTCCTTATCCCAATACTCAATATAAGTAACCTCATCCGTATCCTTCAGACTATCTAAAATCTCAACAGTATGTCTATCAGCTTTGCGCCTGCGGTCCATTCCGCTTTCATATTGGGAACGAATCGAGCCAACCAGCTTGGGATATGCATGAATCACATATTCCCAGGTATCAGGCCGCGAACCAGGAATAGGATACACATTCATAGGGTCATGCGATAGAATAACTATCGGACACTCCCCATCACTAGAATCAACTGACGGGTCCCAAACCACCTGTAAAACGCCCCACCCATCCACCAAACCGTGCCAACAGCTATCGCATGCACGTCTATGCACATTCGTTGACTCCCACGTAGCATACAGGGCCTTTTCGTTATGTTCTACAGCCTCTTGAATATCAGTCTGTACGCTGCTTGGCGGCACCGTAATCGTAGGTTTCTTCGTAAGCAACAACTCAATAAAAGAATCAACAGTAGTTTGAGCAACAGGCAATACAATACGAACCTCATCCGGTTGCTGCTCAGGAAGCTTCCCATCCAAATCCGCGAAATACTTTGTCTCGTCGCGGAAATACAATTCGCGCCAGCCATCCATATTCTCATTCCGAGTTCGGTAGAACTTCTCGGCGTCTTTCAAGCGGGCTGCTAACTTCTCCAAAGTTAAAGATTTAGCCATGTATTACTCTCCGTGCATATTCATCTAGACGTTCTCGCCGGCGCAAACGTTTTGTTTTGATAGCCTCAGTCCGAGACACCATAACCGGCTTATCCGATTTGCCCCAATATCCATATCGAATAACTAACAAATATGTTAATGCTTTAATCAAATGATTCCATTCGTCGCGTGGCTTATCTTTACCCCGTGGGTCCCGCGACTCCATCTGTGATGGACTTAAATCTGTGTACTGGTATCGACGCATCTCAGTTGAAAACCAGCGACAACGCGGGTGAACATACAGACTGTTCGTGTCAAGCCAATGTTGTAAAGTCAAGATGCCAGGAACGATATTTACTTTTTTACGTAAAAGATGAAATCCCTCAATATCCTCTTTGGCGCAGCGTTCCCACGTTCTCTGGATTTCCGGCACCATTACATCAATAGCACCCTGATACCTATCTTCCCACGGGTGATGATACAGTCTGCTAAACCACTCACGCTTTTTAATGATGTCCCATATTTCCTGCGTAGTCGTGGTGGTTTGAATATAAACCTCATCAATCGCGCAACAGATGTCGCCTTTGGACAATTCATTTTCAGCCGGCAGACCGAGGCTTGTAGCTTTCTTAAACTGTATTGCTAAAACACCATACGTACCACCTGGGTCAATAGCCAGGAATACGGGCAAATCTGGGTCATATTCTGCAATATCTTCCCGAACATGCGTGTGAATTTGATAAGACGGAAACACGCGAAACTGATTCCCCTGCGATAACGCCAAATAACGTGCTGCGAAAGTTCGAGGGTCAATCCTCTTTCGTTCCTGTTCTAGCCATGCCATATCCACATTGTAAATGATAACTTGCATCCCAGGTGCCAACGGCCAGCCAACACCAGGATTGTTCTCCACTATCTTACGCCAGTTAGTCCGGTATCGTTTACCTAAATATTCTGGTGTTTCGCCGCCCTGGGCTATATAAACATGAAAGTTATCAGTAGTGGGCAGCATAAACGATTCGATGCCTAGGGAATTATCCGGCACCTGCCCTAAGTCAAAATACTCTTCAAACCATTCGCCTTGAAGAAATTCAAATGTCCCAATAGCCAAAACCCAACCACCGCTATCCACTAGACGGGGTATAATGCGCGTATCATAATAAAGAAACGGAAACAACGCGGCTTCATCTATAATAATATAATCCACAGGCACCGCATTCATACTATCTGGTGCCTCTGCAGATTTCAACTCTAGCAGCGAACCGTTCCACATCCGCAAAGCATGCTCATAGTTGGACCAAGAAAGCATGCCCACATCTAACTTTTTTCCTTTGGCATGCTCAATTCCCAATCCATCCATGAGAAAACCCATGACCTCAAGACGGAGTTGGTCAGCCATATCGTAGTTGCTACTGACTACCCATCCCCTGGTATTCTCCCATAATAGATATGGTACAGCCTCAGCCGATGCGCTATAAGTTTTGCCGCTTCGGTTGCCGCCAGCCACAATTCGGTGAGTCGCACGACTAAGATGCATAGGTATGGCATGGCGAAGAGGGCGATAGCCCATCAAACGCCATACGTCTGTTTTAGTAGGGGCCTCATACCCAAGAAACTCAGATACGCTTTTCCAATACTCGTCTCGGCTGTACGGTATGTGGCCAATCCCTTGTAGGCCACTGCTCATTACTTATCTAGCCGCCTTTCGT